TTGCCTTCTTGTAGAATAAGGAGAATTACACCATGAATTACTCAACACAAACAATTATCGAGCTTAGTAGTATTTACGGGTTTACTGTAGAAGAGTTTACTGAAATCACAAGATTAGCCGCCAACCTTGAACAATTGCCTGAGGCAGCATGACACCCCCCGCATTATCAGAAATCAAAGCCGCCCGTAATGCCGCTGGCTTAACCCAAACGCAAGCAGGTGCACTTGTCGGTGTATCAAAAAGAACGTGGGTTGCATGGGAAAGCGATGAAAATAAGCCATCTCACCGTAACATGCCGTATGCAAAATGGGAGTTGTTTTTGTTTAAGATTGCCCCAACAACCGAATAAAATTACGCATCGCTGTATTATGCCACCGTTGCAGTGTCATAATTGCGGGGGGGCGTTTGTTCGTAAACCATTTCCCCCGTATGCGTATCTCCTCCCATTGTGCGCCAGTGCCTACTGCGATAAGGATTTTCCTGTCGCGCACTTGCTTTAGCTTAAACAACAGGTCAACAATCCTATCCTTTTCGCTTATTTCTCGCGCTGTAGGCACTGCTAGGCGAACTTGTGTTTCGTTGTACCCATATCCCATCCAGTCTGGCAAAGCATCTGGCAGCGAACACTTGTAACCTTGTGGAAAGCATCCCTTAACTCGCTCACGCTGCATAATATCAACAACACGCTCTAGCAACTCTTCGATTTCTTTGTAGGTTGCGTTTTGAATGGGGTTTGTCATATTTTAGCTATCCCTCTTCATCATTAAATACATTTCATGCCATCCCTTGGCTATTGTGCGAACGCATTGCAAGATTCCCCTTATCGATTCTTTACGCCTGTTGCTGTATAGTTACACCATACCCTTTGCACAACTTTTGGTTGCATACTATCCCCGCGCCATTATTGCTAAAATAAAAACAATATATTTTACAATATGATTGCTAAAAAACAAATACAATGGTAACATAAACCACCTAAGTTATTGTTTTTTATTTGTTTGGGCGTCTATTGAATTTTTTGGGCGCTTTTCCACCCCATACCCCCAAAACCCGCAGAAACCCGTAAATATAGTTTAAACGCCGCAGGATGCGTTTTAAAGCACATTTAGACATCTAAGCTATATCGTATCATTTTTCTTTCTAAATATTAATTCTCGTTAATCCTGCAAAGAATAAACGCTATCTCAGGGGGTATTCTCAGCAGGGTTTACTCGTCTGGCTAAACACGCCCTTTGCTATCCGCCCAAAGACCCCGCCCAAACCCAGCGCCCCCTAAAGGGCGTAATGGGTCTTTGGGCGTGGAGGCGTATTGGCAAGGCATAGCCGGTCGCGCCCAGAGCGCCCAAATAACGCCCATGGGCGGTTTGGGCGTTATAAATACAATTTAATATAAACACCAATATACCAACCATAGGTTGTATTTTTACCCATAAAAAAGCCCCCAGTAACGGGGGCTATATCTATTTTCTAATCATTTTATTTTAAATATTCCTTTTACGCATAAGCAAGGGTGACGCATAAAACTGGTTTATTAAAACCCAGCCGAATGCATAGGGCTTGATGATTTCTGCATTGATTAAATATCCTATTAATCTGTCGTGCTCTGAGGGTTTTAAATCGTTTTCCACCGTTCTTTTTGGTCTATCATCGCTTATAAGCAATTCCTTTAATATAGAGCGAGAAACATACGGCAATCCCTCCTGCAATTCTGCCCCACCCTTCCAAAATGCTCTTTCAAAAATTTTGACAAAAGAAACAGTCTTAGACTCTGCTTTTGGGGTAGGCTTTTCTGGCTCGTCTGCTTCTACCACAACAACGCTTGTGCATTGCTCACCGTACTCGTCAAACCAATTAGGAATGCTCACCGTCTCCAATGTTGCGTATACTGGCTGTGCGAGTTCCGAGTCTTTCGCCTTCTTTTGTAAAATCTGCATCGGTTGTCCATCTTTCGCTGGTACAATGCTAATCTCATTTTCCAGTGCACCTTTCCATGCACTTGACCCCCGTGCTCTGCCCTGTGACTCCTCACTAACCCCTGTATGGTGCACAAGAATAACACTTGCGCCAAACTCACGGATTAACCCCGCGCAAGCATCCAGCATCACTTTTGTATCTGTTGCCTTGTTTTCATCACCATTTAAAAAACGGTGCAGCGTGTCTACCACAATCAGACAAGGCTTCTCTGGTATCTGCCTTATACTCTCGACTACCTTTTTATACCCGTCAGCGGTGTTTAAATCGCACCCGCTTTTTGATAGCCACATGTTCAAATTAAACTGATTTTGAACATGTTTCCATGCTGCAATCCTGCCCTTTAAGCCGTGGTGTCCTTCCCCTGCTAGGTAAACAACATTACCGCTCTTAACGGGATTGCCGCACCACTCTTGAAGGCTGCTCGCGATACGCAAGCACCAATCAAGAACAACGAACGTCTTACCCCCGCCCGACATGCCGTGCACCATGACTAGCGCGTTTTCTTGCACCCAGTTACGGATTAACCACTTAACAGGGGCAGGCTGCTGGCAAAAATCATCTGCCTTCACAAGCCAATCATCATTAACGGGGTCGGGGTTAAGCAATGCTGTTAAGCTATGCCCTGCAAGATGGTAGTCATTAGCATCGCCCTTTTCTGGTGGCATGATAACCCGTGCGCCGTACTTTTCAGCCGCCGCCTGTGCATACTTCAAACCAACGCCGCTCTCGTCATTATCAGCAATAATCACAATCTCTTGTGTTACCCCGTATTTCTCCCGCATTATCTCTGTGACGGGCACAAGTTGCGCCGCGCTAAAGGACGCAATACAAGCCTTGCCTGTTTGTTCATGGATAGTGGCGGCTGTAGCAAACCCCTCCGCTATATATAGAACGCCGCTTGTGTGCTTGCCTATGGGGCAAAACTTCCCCGCCGTGCTTATGCCTGTATGAAACATTTTGCGCCCACCTGCGGCAATGTATTGCAGCGTTGACAACTTCCCCTCTTTGTCAAACATGGGGATAGCAAGCCGCCCATCGCCTGCCACCACAGCACCATGCGGCTGGATGCCTTTCCTTGCTAAGTAGGGGTGTTTATCCGTTGTACTCGCCCCCATCTCCCAGATAATTTCTACTTCTTCAATGGCTTTATCTTGGCGTATCTTGCGCTCTGCATCGCGCTGCTCAATGGCGCGCTGTGTACGCTCTTTGTATTCCCGCTCCTCCTCGATGCTCCACGGTGTAGTACGCCCTGTATTGGCTCTGAACGTTTGCACAAAGCCTGTTTTCCAGTCCCCGAACGTAATGGAGGGGATGCCATCGTCAAACGCTAAGTACCACCCCGAACGGTCACTCGTATCTTTGGGAAAGCGGCCGCCTGTATTAAAGCGGTGTATCTTGCCATCAATTAGCAACCTGCGGGGCGAACGAATGCCCGCCATATCAATGGCATCTTTAAACTGCTCTTCTATTGGCTCAGGCGGTAGAGGGTCAATCCCCTGCCCTGTAAAGCCACCCGCCCCGAAAATATCGTATATATCAGCCATGCCTACACCTCTATTTTAAAATACTGTATCAGCTTTGATAAAATCTTCATTGTAGGGTTAGGGCGTCTCCTCGCCTTAATATCCATAAGAGTCTGGTAAGTAATACCCGTTGCCTCGGAAACAGCGTTTAAACTCCTGTCCTGCAACATTGCGACCACATCTTCAAAGATGTCTTCTATTGTTCTCTTCATAAAAAAAACTTTCTTCTGTTAAATTAATTATTGACAAGATAATATTTTTTTAGTAGCTTGTCAACATCAAAGCAGCAAACGTGCATTGTGCCAAACGCTGGAAAGGATAAGACTATGATTATTAAAAACACAAATGACGTTGTATCGCGCGGCGTTAAAATTATTGTCTACGGACAAGCAGGGGCAGGAAAAACTAGCCTAATCCCCACACTCCCCACCCCTATTATCTTAAGTGCTGAAGCAGGACTTTTGTCTATTCAAAAAAGCAACCTGCCTTATATTGAGATTAAATCTATGGATGATTTGAAAGCTGCTTATTTGTGGCTGGCAAAATCAGACGATGCAAAGGCTTATGAGTCGATTGCCATTGACTCCATAAGTGAAATTGCTGAAGTCGTATTGGTGGCGGAAAAGAAAGCCAACAAAGACGGACGCGCCGCCTACGGTGAGATGGGTGCAATTATGACTGACCTCATCAGGGCGTTTCGTGACTTGCCGAAAAACGTGTTCTTTTCTGCTAAAATGGAGAAGTCTCAAGACGAGATGGGGCGTATGCTTTATTCGCCTTCCATGCCCGGCAATAAAATAGGGCAATCCTTGCCGTATTTCTTTGACGAGGTTTTTGCCTTGCGCGTTGAAAAAGACAACGAGGGGAAACCGCAACGACTATTGCAATGCAAGCCTTGCAATCAATGGCAAGCGAAAGACCGCAGCACAAAGTTAAATGACTTTGAAGCACCCGACCTTGGGGCAATCATCCGTAAAATAGGAGGGCAGAATGGAGAGTGAAACTGAACAACTGGCTACCGCTTGGATTGCAGCAAAGGAAGCTGAGCTACAAGCTAAGGACACCCGCAGGGAGATAGAAGAAAGACTAGCCCCCCTTGTAGGTGTTGAAAACCTTGAAGGGGAGAAGTCTTTCCAGCGCTTTGATTTTAACTTTAAAGTCGTAACTCGACCTATTGAGAAAATCGACATTGTGGCGTTAAAAAAGATTGCCCTTCGCAATGGAACAACGGAACACTTGACCAAGCTGTTTCGTTGGAAGGCAGAAGTCAATAGAGCGGCTTGGAATGCGACGGAAGCCCGTATAACAGAGCCTTTTAAAGACGCTATTATTAAAACACTAGGACGACCCTCTTTTACAATTAAACACAAGGAAATCTAATTATGAGCGATTTATCAGGTATTGACTGGGGTTCTATCCCCGTTGCTACAGACTATTCAGCAATCCCCGCTGGCATGTACAATGCACAAATCACCAAGGCAGACGTTGTGGACACCAAAACAGGGGGGCAGATGCTTAAGATGACGTTTTCTGTTTTAGATGGAAAATACGCAAACCGCCTTATTTTTTCTCAATTCAATATTAAGAATGCCAACCCTGTGGCGCAGCAAATCGGATTGGGATTGTTAAACGGATTGCGTGTTGCACTTAAAAAACAAGCGATAAGCAACACACAAGAGCTGATTAACGAAAAGGTGCAGATTAAAGTATCTGTCTATGAAAACACCTACAATGGGGAAACGTCAGAAAAGAATGACGTGAAAGCGTTTAAGGCGATTGAAAGCCTGATGCCAAGCGTTGCTGCAAAGGCAGACGATGCGGCAGGCTTGCCTTGGGGCTAATATGTGTGCGGGGTTAATTCCCCGCACTTTTCTTGTGGATATATATGTTAAGAAATTATCAACAGCGCAGCATTGATATGCTGTATGCATGGTTGCGCGAAAACAAAGGCAATCCTTGCCTAGTGCTGCCAACAGGTAGCGGCAAGAGCCATATTATTGCCGCATTGTGCAAAGACCTGCTGCAACGTGCGCCTTATGTCCGCGTGTTGATGCTAACGCACGTTAAAGAATTGCTTGAACAAAACGCCGAAAAGATGCGCCAACACTGGAAAAATGCCCCTATGGGTATGTTCTCAGCATCGTTGGGGCGTAAAGAGATGGGAGAGCCAATAACCTTTGGGGGTATTCAATCCTTGCGCGGTAAAGCGGATATGCTGGGGCACACTGATTTGGTTATTATTGATGAGTGCCACACTGTTTCGCATAATGACTCTGGAACATACCGTGACCTTATACGCGACTTAACAGCCATTAATCCTAAAATGCGTGTTGTGGGGTATAGTGCAACGCCCTATCGCCTAGGGCATGGCATGATAACCGAGAAGCCCGCTATCTTTGACGACCTTATAACGCCTGTCACCATTGAGGAGTTGTTGCATAATGGCTATCTTGCGCCATTAAGAAGCAAGCTAACAGACCATGCACTTAGTGTTGAGGGCGTTCACAAGCGCGGTGGTGAGTATATCGAGAGCGAACTTAACGAGGCAATGAACACGGACGTGAACAACCGCACGGTTGTTGAAGAGGTTATTCGCCTTGCAGGGGAGCGTAAAAGCTGGTTGTTCTTTTGTGCTGGCGTAGACCATGCCGCCGCTGTTAATGCAGAACTACTTAACTGGGGTATAAAATCCGCTTGCATCGTAGGTGATACACCTAAAAGCCAACGTGAGAATATCATAAGCGAGTTTAAGGCGGGGCGCATAACAGCTCTTACAAACGCTAACGTACTCACAACGGGATTTGATGCGCCTAACATTGACTTGATTGCAATGTTGCGCCCTACTATGTCACCCGCTTTATATGTTCAAATGGCAGGGCGCGGCATGCGTTTAAAGGAGCATACAGACCATTGCCTTGTACTGGACTTTGCAGGAAACGTGCAACGGCATGGGGCAATCACCAACGTGATAACGCCCGACAAAAAACCGCAAGGCGAGGGCGAGCCAATTATTAAGGCGTGCCCCGCTTGCAAAGAGATTGTTGCACCTGCTACCAAGATTTGCCCTGCTTGTGGCGAGCCATTCCCCGAACCAGAAAAGAAAGAAAAACCGCCATTATCAAGAAGCAACCTTGATATTATGGGGGAGAAACCTGAAGAAATGCTTGTGAAAAGCTGGTTTTGCAGTCGCGCTGTTAGTAAGGCAAACGGTAAGGAGATGCTTAAGCTGTCTTACTATGGTAATGCACTTGGCTTTTCTGTCGATGAGTATATCTTAATTCGCCATGACGGGTTTATAGGGAGCGAACACAGGAAACTATTCAGGAGTTTGCTTGAAGAGTCGGGAATGTGGGATGAGGAGCATCTTAAGGTTATAGGACACGACATGGAACGGTTGGCAAAGTATCTATCTGCCGGCAATCACCCCGATGTTATCACCTATAAGCAAGATGGTAAGTTTAACAAGGTTATTAGCCGCCGCTGGTATGATAACGAAGAGCGCAAGGCTATGATGTTTGAGCAGAATATAGAGCAACAACTAGACGATAATATCCCATTTTAGTGAGCACCATGACAAACATTATAAAATTCCCAGAACGCCCTGTGAGATTTTCAGAGGAGTTTGCTGTCTTCTTGCAAAAAGTTATTCCTGAAATAACACAAGATGAGATTGATTTTTACGAGTACGCCATTGAGGTACTATGGGAGTTGAAAGACTTACAAAGTGCGCCAGACGTGGCGTATTCTGTTATTATGCAATATGCGATTAAGGCGTTGCAATTTGCTAAATCCCTGCCTAACGAAGCACCGTTTGAGGATAGCACATAATTAGCCCATGACGCCAAGTAAACCACAACAGCTTAGCGAGCCAGTTAGCAAAATAAAACCACAACCGCATAGCGAGCCAGTAG